AAGTACCTGATAAACCTAAACCACTACTTGCTGTTTGAGCAGTCATCTGCTCTCGTTGTAAACGAGATTGTCTAGCTAAATCTAATCGTTGTCTACGCTCTTGAACTAATCGTATTCGCTCTTGCATCTCATTTATTCTACGTTGTTCATCTGCTGCTTGTTTAGTAGCCTTAGCTTGAGCTCCTGCAAACTTTCTTTGTTGCAAATAACTAGTTGTTTGTAGTCCTAAACCAGCAGCTTGAATTGCTGTCGAGCTATATAAACTACCTAACTTACTAGCTGCAGAACTTAACTTCATTCCTAAAGTTTGAGATCCTTTCCAAAATGAAGTGCTACCAAAAGCCTTTGTACCCATTAAAGCTTTACCACCAAAATAAACTGCTGCTGCTACGGCAGCTACTTTTGCTACTTTTTTAACAGCCTTTCCCATTAAAATACTCCCTTAGTTAATACTTGTTTCATTCCGTCTGTTGTTGTTACTTCTAATCCTGTTGGCAGTACACCAAACATACTATTAAATTTTACTGCTTTAGGTGTTTCACACAGTCCATAGATAGTGTTAATACCTAAATGTTTTAGTGATGGTATGATAGCTTCATGCCACACCTTTAAATATCTTTTGTAAGTATCTATACTCCAGTCTTTACAATCCATGTGCATTACATATCCTTGTAAATCCTCATCATAATGTATACCTACAAAGCCATTGTCTGGCTCTTCATACAACTTAATCATTAAACTGAGTCTGTCATCATTACAGGTGTAGCCCAACCCTGTAACTTCATGTCCTTTCCTGTTTCGGATTTAATATATAAACTTAAAGTTTTACCAGAACCTCTTAATTTATTCTTTGTTACAATAATCTTATCACCATAGTCAAAAGAATCACTAGCATTTTCTGGTATATAATTACGTAGTAATCTATATGCTTGGAATTCTGATCCCCACTTACCACTATTAGCACTATCTGACCAGTTCCACTGAGCCTGTACTTTACATGATGATGGATTATTTAATACTAAGTTATCACCATTTAATGTATAACCATCCTCTGTACGTTCAAAATAAAACTGAATATAAGGAGTCTGTTTACGTTTTTGTATATCACCAAAGTATTCATAACCTGTAACTAAATAACTAAGATAATCTACACCAGTAGCATCTTCTGTTTTCCAATCTACAAATGATGTATCTTTATATTTACTAATAGTCCAATCAGTACCTACTAATGTTAAATAAGCATATTGAGAATCTCTATCAGCTTCTATATCTACATTAACAATAACAACATCAGTAGAAGTTTCTACATTATCTGTACCTACAAGTACATTAGTAGCTTCTTCACTAGATATAAAATTAGGTATCTCTATATAATCAGATATATAAGGAGAGTTAGAAGCTAGTTCTCCTATAGTAAATGTTGAGAAAGCTTGTAATGTAAGATCATATACTAATTCTTTGTTATATTTATTTACATAATTAGTTTCTGAATAGTCTGCTGAATCATTGTATAAGAATCTAACTCTATTTTCTTTCTCATCATAAAAACCTCTAGCATGTTTCTTACCTAAGAAAGGTATATCTAAATATAACTTTTGTATAGTTTTAAGTGATATGTTGTCAGGAGCAAATCTACCTGATGCACTATCAGTAACTAATGAGAATATACCTGAGTTAGACCAGTATAAAAAGTTACCACCTACTTGTACAATAGAATTTTGATCTAGTACACCATTAGTAGAGATTTTAGATACATTAAATTGATTAGCATAAAATCCACCAGTATCTCCATAAACTTCCCATACACCATTCTGACAGAATACTAGTAATGATGATTGAGCTGCTACAATTTTAACAATACGACTTACTTCAGGTATCTGTATAGTACCACCATCTGATGCTACTAAGTCATTAATACCTGGATCTGTAGGATCTGCTTCTTGATAACATTTAGCAAAGTCTTCAGGAGATCTAACTACTCGTGTAAAAAAGATATAGTTATTATAGTTAGGAGATCTTGAATCAGGTTCTGTTATATCTGATTTAATACCTGAATAAAATAATCGTTGAGCATATGCAGCTATTGTAGTAAATCTACCATTTTCTTTATCAGTAGGTAAGTTATTAATTTTAGCATCAGCAGCTACATCTTCTCTAGACTGTCCTCTATTAAAAGCATCTATAATAAAAGAACCTTTAGCTACTTGATATTTAGATTGTGAGTTCTTTTTAAGAATGTTAGGATCATACTTTTCATAATTACTTGCACTAGGATTAGAGTTTTTACCTAATGAATATACATCTGAGTTAGATGGAAATACTCCTAGTACACTACCTGTTTTATCAATAGCGTCTCCACCACCTACTACTTCAATAGTTTTATTCCAACCTTGGTTACGTAAATTATATCTATGTTCTTCTGATGTATCAGCAGATGTAATAGTTCTTACATAAGTAACTTCAAAGTTACCATTAGTAGCAGTACCTGCTGTATGAGTAGGAGCAGTAGCTCCCATTTTAGGAGAGCCTGTAGAACCATTACCATATACTGGGACTCCTGCAGAACTTGTGTATCTATAAACACTATTATTACCTTGATCAGTGCCTGTTACTTTATAAACATTAGTACTATAATAAAACTCATCACCTTTTTCAAAGTTTGTAGAGTTTGCTGCCCAAGCTTTAGTAGTAGTAATACCTGCATAATCAGGTCTTACGTCAGGATCAAGTCCATCATTAACACCAAAAAGATCTCTAATCTTAATTGATATATTAGATGTAGTAATATTTTTAGTATCAGTGTTATATGTAAATACTAAAGGAGAAGGTAAGTCTTGTGATACAATTATAAGTTGGTTATTAAGGTTAGCAAATTGAACATCACTAGTAGTTAATCCTGGAACTTCAATGTATTGTCCATTATTAAGAAGATTAGTACTAGGATTACTTGTTAATAAATCTACAAACCAAAAACGATTATAGATTCTAATAACACCAATGCTAAGACTACTATCACCTGATGGTGAGTTCCATCTATAGAATGCTGAACGACCTTCTGCTAGTTGAGCTTCTGTTAAACCTGTAGCTACTTTAGTGTATAGGTTTTCATAGTCAATACCTAAACGTCTTTCTAACGAACCATCTCGTTTAAGTACAAAGTTTTCCCCATCAACTAGGGCTCCTTCAGGAAAGGTTAGTTCACTAGCCTCAGTGACTAAACCTTTAACAAAAGAGTTAAAAGTCTTTTCAGCTTTACGTGCCATTATTCCTCTTCTTTAACGACAGTTTTCTTTTTAGGATCTTCTTTAGAATTTGATATATATTTAAGAACAGCCTCATCTACTAAAGAAATATTAGTATATACTCCTGAAAGCTCTTCAGGTAGTTCACCACCACCTTCATACTTAAGAATATAATGAGCTGTACCTGGTTGTATAAAGGCTTGTAGTTCTTTAGTACCTTTACCTTTATATGATCTTACTACTTTAGCTTCCATTTTAGTATCCTTGTTTTTTAGGTTTAGCCATTTTTTTTGGTGTACCCATAGGTTTTTTCTTTGCTTTTGCTGCTGCTTTTTTAGCCATAGATCCTGCTTTTTTTGCTGCTGCTGACATTGGATGTTTCATTTTTTTCTTTCCTCCATATTGTTCTTTGTGAATAAAAGCTTTTGTATTACTAGTTGATTGCATTAGTAATTAGGTCCTTTTTTAACTCTAACTGATCTACCATAGTTAGGATAATGTATACCATTTTTAAGTCTCCAAGCATCTTGAGACATTCTACGTTTTTGCGATGTAGATACTTGTTCTGCTTTAGCATTAGCTACTTGTTTAAGCGTAACAAAAGCTACTGATTTAGCTTCTGCAAGAAGATAACTAAACATTTGTACAGGTAAATCAGGAGTAAATGAATCAGATAATGTAAATGCTACTGATCGTTTACCATGACATTGTGTTTTACTATTTGTTAAAGTACTATCTACTGCTGAATCATGAGAATCAAATACTAAGTTTTCATCATCAAAAGATGTAAAGTATTCAGGAGCTTTATCATTTTTAATGTTAAGTGAAATACCTGTAGTATCTGTGACTACTGTTACATTTGATTTAGAACTATCTCTAGTATCTAATACTTCCATAAAGTCTTCTGGATTAAGGTAATCTATTTTAAGATACTTATCTTTAGTATCTGCAGACTTACGAGTATTATATTTAATATACTTAAGATCTATAATATTTTCAGGAAGTTTCATATGAGTAGGTCTAGAACTAGTACCACTAGATTCTAATTGAAATAACTCATACAAGAAATCATAGTCTCTACCATCTATAATATTATAGTAAGTAGTTTTAATTATTTGTGCTACTTGTAATGATTCTACACTGTCGTTAATAGAGTTGACTTCATCTGAATCCATATCAGATAGTATGTCTTGTGTCATTTCAAGTAGTGTCATTTTAGCCATAGTTTAATCCTAGTCTAAGAAAAGAGCAGTTAAGCCTGCTTCTATAGGAGTAAAGTTAGTACCTGAAGATGTACCATCTCCACCTGCATAAATAGATAATGTTTGATTAGCAGTAGCAGTTACTAGTCCTGTTGAAGATATAACAATCTTATCAGCACCATTAGTAGGTTTAGATACAGCTACTTCTCTAGAAGAAACCGATCCATCTAAAGCATATTTAAAATGATAAGAAGATCCTGAAGAAATTGCTGCTGTTGATAAAGTTATCCAAAATGATATATAGTAATGTCCTGCATATAGTAAATCTATTTCACCATTAGCAACATCTACAGTAAGATGATCTTCACTACCTGAAGCTGTCCATTCACCTGATGGATTTAGTTTAGTAAAAGCAGAAGCTGCTGCCAATGTATGAGCAGTTGTACCTCCACTAATATAGATTTCAGCGTGAGCTTTTCCTGGTGCATATTTCCAGTCACCTGATGAAGCTCCGTCTGATACATAAACTTTACCTGCAGTTGCTGCAGCTATACCTTTAGGTTCATGTATGTCTGGATCTGTAATTGCGTTGTGTTGTACTGTCATTTGTTTATCCTAAATAATAGGGGGGACCGAAGTCCCCTACCTAATTAAGCTTTCGTATATTCTACGATAAGTCTACCTGCACCTGCAGTTAAGTCAGCTACGTTAGGAGCAATAACAACTTCACCTGCTACTGCACCAATAGAAGCACCAACTAAAGCACCTGTGCCATCAACAACTGTACCAACGTCTGCTGCATCTTCAATAGCTGTGTCAACTAAGTTAACTGCTGTTAAAAGACCATCAGCATCAATAACGTTGCCATCTTTGTCATTAAGACCTACTAATAAATCAGTAGTTCCTGAAGTAGAAGTCCATGGAGAATCTACAATAAATTTAGCAGAAAGAATTCTAGCATTAGCAGGAATAGAATATTCCAATGCAGAAGTACTTTCGCCTGGTAGATCGTCATATGTAAACTCCCACTCTACTGTTTTAACAGAAGTTTTAGTTCCATATTCACCACCATATTTTTTAGTAGTTTCTCTAGGACCATAGTGGTTTAGTACACCTAAACCTGCGTTATTTTCATAAGCCATTTATAGTCTCCTTAATAGTTAGATGGATGTGTTAAAATTACACCCAATGTGTCAACACGTTGAGCACCTAAACCGAAGCGTGAAGTTACTTGGAACTTATCTGCACGTTCTTCGTTGTCTCTCCATCCTTCTGTTTGAGGAGCACGTCTCCATGCGTGCATAATTGGCTTACATGTATCGTCAGCCACACACATAAAGATGTTTGCTTTGTCACCAACAGCAGCAGTTTCAGATGTTAAGCCGTAGCCTGAAGCATTGATTGCTTCTGTAGCTGTTAATGATGGTAAGAAGTTAGAAGTGTATACATCGAAACCAAAGATGTTTCTTACAAATTTATGGTCACGAGCAAAACCTTCTGTTACCATACCTTCAAACATTGGGTTGTTAGATACGTTAACTAATTCTGTTAAGCTGTTTAATGTAGCTTCAACAACTGGATCAACGATAGCAATACGTCCACCTGCAGGTACGTTAGCTTTATCAAATGCTAATTTCATAGAAATAAAGTCATTTAATGTAAGTGTACGTGCATTAGAAGCTGCAGAACCAACCCATCTATGTGGTCTGCCATTTACTAAGTTAAGACCTGCTGCAGTTTGAGCTTCATTAGCTACTTTTAAAAATTTAGTTTCGTGGTTTTCACCAAGAGCACGTGTAGATTCTTGAGCTCTCATCGCCATTAATGTGTCGATTTGAGAACCATCTTCACGTAGGTCATCTGTAACTTTCCAAGCATCACCAACATAGTCAGTAATAGAAAGTGAGATAGTACCTGTGTCAATAGGTGAAAAGTTTAAAGGTGTATCTTCTGCTGCATCTTGAATTGTTACAGAACCTACTGTTTTAATGTTAAGAGTTGTGCCTGAACCGAAGTCTGTTACATCTCTCCACATACCTTCTGGTAGTAGATAGTCATGTAAATTTTCAAGGATGAACTGAGAATACTGTTGCGATTCAATAAACGCATTAGTATTTGTAGTATTTTGAGCCATTATAAGCCCTCCTTAAATTAAGATTGTTTAACTTTCTCGCCTGCTGCTCTCCAAGCATTAACTAAGTCTTTAGTACTAGCACCTTTAGGAACCTTAGCAGATAATTCTGTTTTAGGTTTATTAGCTGCCAGTGCCTCAGTGTTAACAGAACCAGAAGTCTTAGGTACATTAGTTTGTATACTAGGTTCTAGATCAGCTAACCTTAATACTAAGTTAGGAGATGTAGCTGCGAGCTCATTTAGTTTTTGTGGAGTAAGGTTTAAATCTTTAGCAAGACCATTATAAACAGCCTCAGCATTAGATCCATACTTCTCGCTAAACTTAGAAGCTACTTGAGAAGCATTTGCTTGAGCAGTTTTCTTTTGTTCGTTTTGCTTGAGAGTATTATTAACTAACTCCATAATAGTATCTTGGTTCAGTCCTACCTCTTGAGTGGTATTCTCTGCAGGTTTGACTCCAGACTTTATTTCATCTAGAAGCTCTTGTGTAGTTTTACGCTTAGTTAACTCTGTCTTAAGTTCAGCTAACTCAGACTCTAAAGTCTGAATATGATTCTGAGCATGAGGCACAGATTTTAAAGCTTCCTCTGCACTAGAGTACTTCTTACCTTCACCTACCAAGTCTTGAGCTTCTGTCGGAATCTCAAATGGTTTAGCTTGGGTATCTTGTTGTTGAGCCTCTTGGGTAGTTGGTTCAACAGATTGTTCTTGTGTTACTTGTTCTTCACTCATTATTTTTCTCCTTGGTCAGGAATAAGATTATATAATTTTGAGAAGGCTTTTTGAAAGCCTAATTGATAAGCATGGTATTCAGACCATGAAGGTTTATCAAATGTAGACTCATCTATTGCCTTTCGTTGAGATAAACTTATTTGTTCTTGACAATAAGTCCTTATTATCTTAAAGGCTTCAGCTTTTGATAAAGCTTTGCCTTTTTCATCTTTCAAATTCATATAAATATTATACCATAAATTTTACGAATTGTCAATCTATTCAGGCATATTTTCTTGCATAGCCTGCAAGTCTTGGTCTAAAGACCTTTCTTGAGCACTAGGTTGACCTGCTTGTGCTTGTAAATCTTGTTGAATTTGCATCTTAAGTTGCTCTTGTTCAGCACCCTCAAACAATGCTGCATTGTCTTTAATAAAGTCAAACTTCTCAAAGCCCATATACTCTTCAACCATATTTGCAAGTTTCTTAGCAGATATATGTGGAGCTATATATTGTCCTATAGGACTATTAAATACACCTAACATATTCTGCATTAACTGTGCTCTCGCAGCATAATGTCTAGCACCAATAGGTCTAAGCTTACCACGAGCAGTTAAATCTTCTTTAGTTACTGATAAGAAATCAGCAACACCAAAGTCATCATCCATAACTTTAGCTAACTCAGGTAAGTCTAAGTTACGTTTAGCTGACTCTAACATAG